CAAATCCGCCCGTATTAGGAACTCCTAGGTCATTACATGAAATGTGAGCAGAATCGTTACTAAGGTTTGCTACTACTGCATTAGATCCTTTAAATAATACCAGTAGTTCCTCAAAATCAAACAATGTTGTTTTAGTTGCATTATTGTATAGTCTAGCTATATAACTATATGCTCCAGCATCATTAGGTATTGCACCTATAATACTATTAGCAGTAGCTGAGGTAGCTTCTGACTGTGCATACGCAGCTGTTAAATTGCCCGTATTACTTAAGTTTAGAACAGCCCCGCCAAGTGAACTAGATAAGGTAATTGACTTAGTTACGAGATCTATTGTTTTAATATAATATGTAGTACCTACTGTTATTTGAGGAGGCATCCCTATACCAGAAAATATTATAGGAGTATTAATTGCTAAAGTACTAACACCGCTTAGAAATACTGCATTAGAGTTTACAGAAAGTACTAATAAACTTGCAGTAAATGTTACAAATCCTGTAATAATAGGCGCTGCATTACCTATGGTCTGCTTACCTGTAATTATTACTACGCTATGGGCACCATCTGTCGTGGCCTTATCAGCATTTTTAGTTATTACATTAGCTGATATATCTAAATAATTAAATAAAGCATCTGCGCCTGGGTAAGTTTTGTTAATACTTTGTAGTTTAGAAAGTGTAAAAGGCGTACCAGTTTTACTTGTACCAGTTATAGTATACGTAACTGTTGCTTGATCTACTGCTAAAGCAGAAACATTCCCAGTTATAGCATGCAGAGCATTAACTGCTCTGCTTATACTACCAGGATTAACTCCAGTTCCTGTGGCTGTTACAGTGTAAGTTCCTCTACTACTACCAACGGTATCAAAAGTTAATTCTTCTGCACCTTCATAAACTCGTATTGATGTACCTGTTCCATCATATCCTCCAGATATTACTGTACCTGTATAGCTTACAGAAACTGGGGCCGAGTCATTACTAATTGTAGCAGTAAGTGCATTAGATCCATTAAATACTACTGGTACTGTTTGAGTATCTAGCAGTTGTGCAAATGCACTAGTTCTATCTGCTCTATCATATAATCTGATTGTATATAAACTATTTTCAGAAGTATTAGTTATAGTTGTAGTATAACCATTACTAGTAGAAGCAAAAGCTGTGGCCGATTCTGTTTCTAGATCTCCTGTTACTGTTAGAAATCCATATATACTATAAGTACCTGTACCTACTGTCTTTTTTCCGTATACTTTTATTTGTTGATGTACACCATTTATAAATTTACTAGATGTGCTTTTTGTTATTACTGGAGCACTTAGATCTATAAAATAAACTATTGCAGGGTCTCCATCTACTCCGCTGGAGACTTTAGTTATTGTTAAAGTTTTAAAGATACCTAAAGTTTTAATTCCTGATGCATCATATACAGTAACTAAAAATATTACTGTTACTGAATCTGCTGTTAGTAAGGTTATCCCACTCAGAGTCCAAGAAGTTGCAGTATTAGTAGTCGGACCTACCGTTCTATAAGGCACAGTTGAATCTATACCAGTATCTGTAACAATTTCAACACTGAAACTATTAGGTAAAGATATTCCTACTAAATTGCCGCCTGATGCACTATAAGCTAATTGTGTACCTGCTCTTACGACTGTGATTGTGGTGCCACTATCATTATAATTATTTATTATGCCAGTGGTAGTAGCGTTTACTATTCCATTAGTTCTAGTAAGCTCAATATTAACAGAGTCTGCATTAGCTTGTTCTAGACTATAGGTTACTAAGGAGTACCCGTATGCGGTATCAATAAAATTTTCACTTACTGCACATCTGAACTGTACAGAGGTAGCTTTTGTTTCACCTACTAAAGAATTAACTGTTTGTGCAGTTATTTCTTTAGTATTAGTACCGGTTTCTGTAGTTACTGAACCACCTACTTGAAGTACTAAATTATTTGTTCCTAGTGCTCCACCAAGAAAACCCCCAGAGATAGTTATTGTATCTCCAGTTTTATAACCAACTCCAGAGTTAATAATAGTTACACTAATATTTCCTGAATAAGAGCTACTTGTATTTATTTTTGTAATTACAAATTTTGCTCCAGTACCTGTACCGCTTGTACTTAAAGGCACTAAATTAGTATATGTTCCAGCTTTGCTAACGCTTGTTCCTGATCCTCCGAACGTTGTAGTTCCTTGTATCAAAGACCCGTCAAAAGCTCTAAAATCAGTAGGGGCAGTATTTAAAGCAAAACTCCAACTAAAAGATGCCGCTGCACTAAATACAATATTAGGTGTGGCTGTTAGAGTTATACTACTAGGGGTAGTTATTCCACCATTTTTTACAGTGATAAAGTTTGTAGCACTTGCAGTTACAGTTACTAAACTAGTTTTATCCCTATAAGGTGCCGATTGAAGGGCTACGTCATTATCATTTAATAAAGTTGACATTAAATTATTACCTCTACAGATATAGTTCCGGATACCCAATTAGGGCTTAAAGATATAACTTGACCATCTTTACCAGAAGTTAAACCAAATCTATTGTGTATAATATTTACAGCTTGACCTAGTTTAAGGGATAATAGTTTGCTAGTACCTGTGAAAGAGTAAATAATTCTTGGTACTTTCCAATACGAGTTAAGACTTTGAGCTAATGCTGCAGAGTGTGTTCCTCTAATTAAAGCAGTTTCAAGTTGAACTGGTGTAGAATCTAATTTATAATCAGATTGAACTGTTGAATCCACAACAGTATTTGAAAGCCAGGGCTCTTGAAATATTTTATTATGATTAGCTGGAAGTGTGGATGCTAATGTTGTTTGTGGTGTATAATTTCTGCAATAGGCCACTTTAGTAGCTGCCATAACATTAGTTTTACTAGATATTTGTAAAGAATGATGTAATATATCGTTATCAGTAATATACACTTTATCGTCTGAAGTAGGTGTTCCAAGCTGTAATAACTGTAATAATCCTGTGCGATTCATAAATAGATTAGCATTAGCACTATTAGCAATGAATCTACATGCTTGAAGTGTATTAGTTCTATCTGTTATAGCAATACCAACAGACTGCGTATTAGCAGTAGCAAAACTACTAAAATTAACTAAATCAATGTCTGAGGGAGATAAACGTACAGAAGCTAATCCATATTGAGTAACTATAAGAGCAATTATATTAGCTATATTATTTACGTATGTGCCTTCTACTAGTTGACCAGTACTAATATTAACTGATCTTTTAGCACCTTGTATACTAGCAGTTATTGTCCCACTTGGTGGTTTAGTTAACTTAAATTTACCTGTAGTGTAATTAATAGTAGCACCTTGAGGTCTAGGTACTCCAGTAAGAGTATATACGCTTTGATCTGTATATATTGGCACTCCATTATCTCTTATCTCAATTACTAACTCTGCGCTAGATACTCGGGCTTCTGCTTGTACTGTTGCAGTAGTAACTGCAGCAGCTGTAGTTAAAGACACTACTGAACCACCACTAGTTGTAGATACTGTAAAAGTGGTATCACTATTAATTGTTTTAATATAGTAAGTAGTACCCGCAACTAGTCCACCAAATACCGCAGTAGCAGGTGTTAGTCCTGTTCCAGATACTACTACAGTAGCTGTGAATACTACGGTTGCATTAAGTACAAAACCTTTAGTACTTGTGCAAGTTATTAAATTTGTACCCGCTGTTGTGGCTTTAATATTTGTTCCAACATTAACATCATGAAACATGTACTCTAACTGACTTGGATCTACTAATATAGGGCTGATATTAAAAACTTCACCAAAAACTAGTGGGCGTATAGAGTCTTGATTACTTTGCCCTTGGCCCCAAGTACCGTTAGTACCTAGTTTATTATCTGTTAAAGGCTCATTTAATCTTTGTAATTTATCACGTACTTTAATATTAAGTACGTCTCTGCCACTAGAATCTATATCAGATACAATGCCGTCAAATATTTTTTGGAAGCCGCCGGTGGTTGTATCGTGAATATCGGTAAGTGTTTCTAACTGCCATCTTGGATCGCCAAGATATACTTTAATAGGTCTATTTGTCCAAATAAACTTAGTACTATCTAACCAGTCATCTCTTTCACCACTTGTATTTACTACTGCTATATCACCAAAAGACATTGTTAGTGAACCGTCAATAGATATTGATTCTGTTGTTTGTAAACTGCCTGTTAAAAATGGCAGATAGCTAGTTTGAGAGTCTCCTGAAACATAGCCAATATTAGATAAGTATATAATGTTTTCGCTACCAGCAGTACCGTATATACCTTGCAAGTCTTTAACTGTTACTTCTACTAATATTCCACGTATGCTTGTAGGATCTTCAAGCCATGCTTGGGTATAATTTATTGCCATAAGCGCTCCTATATCAATCTACTATATTATACTCGTTTAAGCATATTTAGTCAAGCATAATTTTTGTTTGGCACAAAAAAAGCCCCAGGCAAAGCTGGGGCTGATTTTAAGCTATTACAACTTGAGAACGTTCTTTCCACGTCTGTTGCTTAATAGCATTTTCTGTAACATTAGAAACTGCTTGCGCATTTTTCTGGTTAGCATCATAATTGCTTTGAATAATATGTCCAGTTTGTTCTTTTTGTTCCGAACGTAACTGAGACATTTCATCTCTTAAAGCTTTTAACTCAGCAACTAGTGCAGTATTATCTCCAAAAGCAGCGGTCTGTCCAGCTGTATAGACTCTACCTGGTGAGGCGAAATCTACTAACTCTGGTCCTTGTTCTCCAACCATGTTTATACCTCTACCAGCTAAGCCGCCAGAAGCATATCCTTTTACTTTTGTAGGTAAACTTGATAATATACCTTTTAACTCTTCTGTTAGAAGCTTTGTAGCACTTAGTGCTGCAGTTTCATAACTAACTTGATTAGCTATGAATTCTCCCATTAGGCTTGCTGTTGTTTTAGTATTTTCATCAATTGTAGTTAAATAACTAACACTATTATTTAAAACGCTTAGTTGTCTTTCTGCATCGGTTTCTTGAGCTGTTAATTGTGCAGTAGTAGTATCAAGCAAACCATTTACCCAAGAGTAATCAGCTTGATATTGATCACCACTAGCAAAAGAAGTTCTAGATTGATTTAAGAATTGATCTATTAAATTGGGTAAACTTGAAACAGCTTTATCTCTTGCAGCAATTTCTGCTTTAGAAGCTCCTGCTCCAAGTGTTTGCTGTGCTAAAGCAGCAGCTGAATCTAACTGTCCTTTAGAAGCTGCATAAGCTTCTTGTGGTGTTAGATTACCTTTGTCACTCATCTGTAGATTTTTCTTATAATCCTGTAACACAGTAACCTGAGATTTTAAACTATCAATAGTACTATTAATTGCTGTTTTAACTTTGTCATAAGAAGTCTGTAGCTTATCTTTTGCAGCTGCTTCATCTTGTAGGGCATAGATATATAGTTGATTTGGTTTTAGTAAATCATCCATAGCATCTAATTCACGCTGTCTAGTAAGTGTTAAAGCTTTTAATTTGCTTATATCGTCATTTTTAAGAGCTAATATAGTTAATAACTGATCTTGTTTAGCTTTCTTAAGTTCCGTTTCTGCTAAATTATTAGCTTCTTCAGTAACTGAAGCAAATGCTGGACCAAGTCTAGTCATTTGTGCCCATAAATCTGCAGTAGCAGGACTAAGAGGATCAAGAGTTTTTCTGAGATTATTAAATTCTTCTCTGGTAGTAATTAAGGATTTACCACCTGATTGCAATGCAGGAAATAGCTCTAATAATTTCTTATTGACGTTATCACGTACTGGAGCAAGTCTTTCGGCTTCAGTAAGCATACTATTTCCATATTTATCAATAGCTGAAAACAGTTCTTGAGATCCACCAAATGCTTTAATTAAGCTTTGTTCGTATTCTCTTTGAATCATTGCGTCAGTGCCTGGCTTAGTAATATAAGCTTGACCAATTGATTGAAATGCAAATTTGATCTGCTCTGAGTCCCCTTGAACTCTAAATGCAAATTCAGACAGGGTTTCACCAAAGTTTTGAAATCTATTTGCTAAATTTTCTATTCCTGGGAATACGGATTTGAATGCTAGGTCTAGTTTATTTCCAAGTTCTTG